TTAAAGTTTGGTTAGTGCTTTTTAAGGGGTTTTTTATTATATTTGTATTATGGCTAAGAACGGAAACATACATCCAAAAAGAATATTCAAGACCCCAGAGGACTTAGAGCAAGTGTGGGAAGAGTATAAAGATGATTTAAAAAATCAAGCCTTAGAATGGGTTAAAATTCAGTACGTGGGTAAGGAAGCTCAAAGAATGGAAGACCCTTACAAACTACCTTATACAATGGATGGGTTTGAGGTTTTTTGTTATAAAAAATACGGTTGTGTTAATCAATATTTTGACAATAAACAAGATTATTACGATGACTTTGTGACTATCTGTTCACATATTAAAAAAGAAATTCGTTCAAATCAAATAACAGGTGGTTTATTAGGTATTTATAATCCAAGCATAACACAAAGATTAAACGGAATTAAAGAACAAACAGACATAACCTCAGGAGGCGAAAAATTACAATCAACTCCGTCTGCTATAAATGTTCGTATAATCGAAAATAACGATGACGAATAATATTGATTTTTTAGCCACAAAGGTATTTCGTGATATTTGGAACGCTTCCCAATCTGGGAACTATAAACTAATAGTAGAGGAGGGTAGTAGTAGAAGTTCTAAGACATGGAGTAACTTCCAAAACTTATTCTTAGACTTATTTGAAAACCCTTTAACAACTTGCACGATATTAAGAGATACTCAAAAATCATGCAGGGAAATTGTAGAGATTGATTGGGTTAAGTGGCTATCCGACCCAATGGGTAGAAAAAAGCAATTAGAAAAAAAAGAAATTACAATACAAGAGTTTGACGCTTTTATTAAAAAAGAAAACTTAATAAAGTATTTTTTACGTAATAAAACCAATCACACTTGGACTTTTTTACATAACGATTCTTTTATCAGGTTCACAGGGTTAGACGACGAAGATGATGCTATGGGTATGACTCAGGATATATGCTGGATAAATGAACCTTATAAATTTTCGCATGAAGTTTATAAGCAATTGTCGCAAAGAACATCAAAATATATTCTTTTTGATTGGAATCCTAAACAATCACATTGGGTTAATGATGAAAAAAAGAAAGATAATACCATTACGTTATTTTCTACATTTCAAGATAATCCTTTTTGTCCTTTAGAATCTAAAATACAAATTCAATCTTATCAACCAATAATACAATGCGATGTAGTATTAAATGATTTAATGAGTGTTTCAGAGTGTTTAAGCTATGATTTTGAATTAAACGCAAAAGAGTTAAGCAATAAACAAATAAACGAAATAAAGAGATGTATTTATAACGAGAAAGTAAATAGCGCATCTTTGTATCATTGGTTGGTATTTGGTAAGGGTGAGAAATCAGAAAAACCAAACCGTATTTTTAAAGGATGGAAAACATTGATTAATTCCGACTTTAATAAACTGCCTTATCAAAGTTATTATGGTTTAGATTTTGGATTATCAGCACCAAGCGCATTGGTTGAGATGAAGTTTGACGGTGATGAAAATTATTTCTTTCGTGAAGTGTTATACTGTCCGTTAAACGACATGAAAGGAACGCTTAAGGACGAATTTGAAAGATTAGGAATAGAAAAACATAAACAAATTATTTGCGACTCAGGAAATGAATTAAACAAGGAAGAATCGAGAAAATTAAAGAATGCTGGTTACAATGTGATTGATGCAAAAAAAGGTAGTGGCTCTATTGCTACTGGAATTGAAACCATGCAAAAGAGTAAAATTCATTATGTAAAAGAATCGCTTAATATAGAAAATGAATATGAAAATTATTCATGGAAAATATGGCAGGGGATACAGATGGACGTGCCAGAAGATAACGGAGACGACCATATCTTAGATGCAATGAAATATGTTATTTCTTGGTACACAAAAGTTTTTCGTTTAAGTTAATATTTTTTTATTATATTTGCTTTTATTATTAATGTTGTGAAACATAACTAAATGGGATTATTTGATTTTTGGAAAGGTAATAGTATCAATGTGGAAAGAGACCGCAATGGTGTTTTTACCTATTCTTTTTTAGACCAAGATGGATTTGTTAATTCTGAAAAGTATTTAGAATTGTCACTAAGCAATCCCGTGTTACTTGCTATCATTGCGCTCAGGTCGAAAATTTACTCTCAAATGAAAATTTCACACCTTAATTCATCAGGCGAACCGATTAAAAACAGCCCTATTTTACAACTGTTTAAACAGCCTAATTACTTTCAGTCGCAAGAAGATTTTCTATTTCAACAAATGTGGTTTTTATCTGCAAACGGCACTAACTTAACATATAAAGTTGATGCTGGAAGTACTACTAAAGCAATTTATAATCTTATTCCAAGCGAAATTGATTTAAACGATACTCACAAAGTAAAATCTTTTATCTACACAAAAGGTGAGCTTAACAACTACGGAGAAAAGAAAATAATCTACACTTTAGACGGTCAAACGTTTAAGATACCAATTAAAAACTTAATACCTACTTATGACCTTGCTAATGGGCTGACTAAAAACTCTTTAATGAGTTCGCCGTCACGTTTGAAAGGATTATCTAAAACTATTCAAAACATTGAAGAAAATTTACTTTCTAAAAATGTAAATTTAAAGATGAGTCAAAAGTATTTAATGGCATCGCAGGGAGATGGCAACGAGGCTCAGATACAAGATAATGACCGTAAAGATATATTCTCTAAGATAGCTCGCAAATCATTATTAATCACAAATGCAAATATTAAGGCTCAACACTTAGTTAGTGATATGAAGCGTCTATTTTTAGACGAACAATTCTCAAACGATGCCTTGACTTGTTTAAATGCATTTGATATGAATAAGGATATTATTAACTACTTTAGTAATGGTTCAAGTACTTATGAAAACAAAGATAAGGCTATGTTGGATTATGTGCAAAATAGCATTCAAACAGATGCTAATAATAGTATGAATAGTTTTGCGAGTGCTTTAGGTTTAATTGATAAAAACGAATCGTTAAATGCTTCTTATAATCATTTGCCAGTTATGCAAATTGTAATGAAAGCAAAAGTAGAAACGTTAAAAGCATATCAGGAAACTTTAATATATGAAACTCCAGAAGAGCAAAGGCGTTTAAGTAATGAATTTAAACTTATTTTAGGATTATGAAAGCATCAAAACCATTAACAAAAGCAGAAATAGAAAAGTTAAAAGAAATAAAAGCGAAATCACAAGATAAAATAGTAAAAAAATGACAAGAGATGAAGAAATAAAATATGTTTTTGCAAATAAAAACTTAATTGCTTCTAAGAAAAAGAACGCTATTAAACGAGGTGATATTATTGCTTTTAGCCCTATTGCCGAAGAAAATACAAATAAAGAAGTAGTCAAGGCAGGTGTCGACTTATCCGCTATGGATATGGATACTTTGAGAGCTAAATTGATTATCAATACCACTAATGTTATTGATAGCCACATGGACTGTCATATTCCGGGTATTTGGACTAAAACATTATCAGAAAGTAAAACGCTTTATTTATTACAAGAGCATGAAATGGAATTTGATAAAATCATATCAGATTCTGTTAATGATAGTCTTTTAGCAGGTGCAGAAAGTATTTCGTGGAAAAAATTAGGATATCCGTATAACGGAAAAACAGAGGCTTTAATATTTGATGTACAGATAAAAAAAGATGTAAACGAATACATGTTTAACCTTTATAAAAAAGGACGTGTATTAAATCATTCTGTCGGAATGCGTTACGTTAAAATGTTTCTTTGCATTGATTCAGATGACGCTTATTATTCTGCTGAAAAAGAAGCTTGGAATAAGTATTACCCAATGGTTATGAATAAAGAAATAGCAGACGAGAAAGGTTACTTTTGGGCGGTTACAGAGGCTAAAGTAATTGAGGGTTCTGCTGTTGTTAAAGGGTCAAACGAATTTACTCCAGTAATGGAAATAGAAATAGAAAAACAAGCCGAGCAATCACTTGAAATACCAGAGCCGACAATCGAAGTCACTCAAACGTCAGAAATAGAAAAACAATTATTACAAAACTTATTAAACAAATTCTAAAAAATGGAAGAAATCATTAAAGAATTGGGTCTTAAAATAGACGCAATGAAAACAAATTCAGTTTCTAAATCAGAATTAATCGAAGCACTTTCTAAAGTACAAGCATTAGAAACCGAAGGTCAGGAAGTAAAAGCCTTAAAAGCAGACTTAGAAGAAGTCACTTTAAAAGTGTTAAACATTGAAACTAAAGGAAGTTCAAACAATGTACCTGAGGGATTAGCAAGTCTTTTGACTGAAAAATCAGAGGAGCTGAAAGCGATGAAAGAAAAATCAGGTGCTTCGGTTCAAATCACTTTGAAAGCAGCGGGAACAATGGGATTAGCCACAAATGTAACTGGTCAAGTTCCGCAAGCTGAAAGAGAATCAGGAATCGCAAGAATTGTCACAAGAAATCCTTTTGTACTTCAACTGGTAAACGTTGGGACTATTATGTCAAACGTTTGGGAATGGGTAGAGCAAAAAAATCGTGATGGCGGTGCCGCTATGACTGCTGAGGGAGCTGCTAAATCTCAGGCTGATTTTGATTTAGTTGTTGCAAGTGCTAACGTAAAAAAAGTAACTGCCTACATTAAAGTTACAAAGGAAATGTTAGACGATGTTGAGCTTATGCGTTCAGAAATTGACCAAGAATTAACTGAGTTAATCAACTTGAAAATTGACGACCAATTATTGAACGGAACGGGTTTAACTGTTAATTTAACAGGTATCAATACGAACGCTACTGCATGGGCTGCTGGTTCGTTTGCCTTGGCTATTCCAACACCTACGAAATGGGACGTTCTTAGAACTGCAATCAACCAAGTTAGAGTTAATTTGTTTGAACCAAATTATATCTTGATGCACCCTACAGATGTAACAGGGATGGAATTGTCAAAAGATAGTACGGGTCAATACATTATGCCTCCATTCGCTGCTCTTGATGGCACGGTGGTTAGTGGTATTCGTGTTGTTGCAAATACAGGTATTGCCTTAGATTCATTCTTGGTAGGTGATTTTAGTAAAGCAGGCGTTCGTTTTAAAGAGGGATTGACAATTAATGTAGGTTACGAAAATGACGACTTTACTAAAAACTTGGTGACTATTCTTGCTGAGGCTCGTTTGGTTCAAAGAGTAAAATCAAATCATTACGGAGCTTTCGTTAAAGGAGTTCTTTCAACTGCTATTACTGCTTTAACAAAAGCGTAATAAATGCAAGTTAAATTGTTAAAAGATTGGGCGGGTTATAAAAAATCCGCCTTAATTGAAATAAACGATAAGGACGCTTTAGAAAAAGGATTTGAAATAAAACTTTTTGAAGAAGCGAAAGAGATTAAACCAAAAAAATAATAAAATGCAAATAGTAGATAAATCATTCTTTAATAATCAGAACTATATACACATTCCTTTGGCTGTTATTGACCCGTCAGCAACTCCAAATAATGCTACAGAGTTAGATTATATGTGTGTAAAATTAGAGCGTGAAATACTATTAAACGCACTTGGTTTAAGTCTTTATAACGAAATAAAAGCAATAACCGATATCAATGCATCTGACGAAAAGTTTAAGAAATTAATTCAAGGTGATGAATACGACGGAAAAATATGGTTAGGATTAGATAATGATAATTCATTAATCGCTAATTATATCTTTCAAGAATTCGTTACTCAAACAGATATAAGACTTTCGGCAACTGGAGCAAAAAAAGTTAATGCAGAAAATGCAACGGTTCAAACTCCAAAATATTTAATATCGGGAGCACATCAAAATTTCACTAAACAATATCAAGGTGAGTATTTAATATTTCCAAACATAACCGATAATTTTGTAGATTGGTATGGTTGTAACGGAATAGAAAAGAGTCTTTATGGTTATTTAATGGATAAACAAGCGGAGTTTGCAAATTGGAAACCTGAGTATTTTAAGATTTACGAAACCAAAAACAGTTTTGGGATATGATAGTTTTTGAAGAAAAGATTAGAGAATTAATCGCATTAATGCCAGCGTGGGAAAATACCCATCCAATCAGATACGACTGGGGCACAATTGATGTTTTGAATAAATTCTTAATCTTAAAGGAAAGCGTTTCAAAATACCCATTAATTTGGTTAGTAACTTCTAAGGACACAGACGACTTATTGCGTAATCGAGTAACAAGAAATGCGCGATTTGTAATTGCAACACGCTCAAACGATGTTGACGGATTTAACGCTCAACAATACCAAACAGATTATGCAAAAGTCCTTATTCCTGTTTATAATGATTTTATTACGCTTTTAGAAAGCAGCGGAATTTCAAAGATAGTTGGAAGTACTATCGACAAAGAATTGAAGCCTAATTATAGCGTAAATGATAATGGAAAAGGATTAGTAACTATTTGGAATGCGATTGTGTTAGATTTAGAGATTGAGTTAACAAGTGGTTGTATAAAACAAAATATAAAATTTTAATGCTATGGCAGAAAAAGAACAAAAAAAACAATCATTTAAAGTAATTAAGGAATTTACTTTAGATAAAAAATATCAAGTTGGCTCTAATATTGAACTATCGGATAAAAAAACAATTGAAAAATTAATCTTAAATAAATTTATAAAATAATGAGTTTAGAAACACAAATAAACACAGTGAATTGTGGGGCTAATGGAGTTCTTGGAACAGGATTAGCAGGATGCAGACAAGACCGAAAAAGAGTAACCGCTTTAGGGTTGGTTCAAAAAGGATTTGTATTTGCTTCTGAAATTACAAAGGACTATATGCGTTCTTTACAGCAAGATGGTACTTTAATTATGTTGCAAGGAGTTGTTTCTTTTGAAGATTCAACAGCAGACGACAACATTATCACTCGTGCAGGTTCAGGTATCAAAGTGGTAGCAGGCAAGAACCCTTACGAGCATACAGTTACTTTTGACAACGGCATTAACTTTCATAAGGCTTTGACTTCTTTATCAGGTTATGGAAATTATGATTTAATATTGTTTGACGTTGACAATTCAATGTTTTTTACAGTAACTAAATCAGGTTCGGCTAAAGGATTTACTCTCGGAATGTTTGAAAATGGTAAATACATGGGAGCGAACGGTACAGATGCAAGCTCTCAAACTATCCTTTTGCAATTAATTGAGCGTGCCGAAATAGACGAGAGAATGTCTTGGATTGAGTCTAATGAATTAGATTTTAGCTATGGTGAATTAAGCGGAGTTAACGAGGTTGTTGTTTCTGTTAATCCAATTGTTACGCTATCTACTTCGATAGTGGTGAGTGCATTTTTACAAGACAAAACACATCCAGTCGAGGGGTTATTGGTAGGCGATTTCAGTGTAATTCGTAACGGTGTTGCAATAACTCCGAGCGCAGTATCTTATAGTTCTGTGACTAAAAAATACACGCTTACAGTAACTGCAAACGCAACTGCTGATATTGTTGAAGTGTCTTTAGATAGTATTGTATTGACTTTAGCTGATGTTTTATATAAATCAAATACAGCGACTATAATAGTTTCTGCTACTTAGTTTTATTAAAATAATGAGAATTAAACCCGTTGCATTTAGTAACGGGTTTTTTCGTATATTTGCTTTATGTCAGTTACTATATCAGATTACATAAAAAAATGTAAGTTTGTTAATGCCGAAATGCTTAACGAACAAGAGCGCATTGTTTTAGCTAACGAAGATAAAATTATCAGTTTAAATGTAGACGCTTTTCAGGAAGGAGTAGGTAGTGATGGTAAATTATTGAAAAATAGTAACGAAAAAGTATTTAAAGGAGTTTACTCTTTAGCTACTCAAATGTTAAATCCTAAAAAAACAGCAGGAAATCCGTATAATTTTTTAGAAACAGGAGCGTTTTTGTCAAATATGCAAATTGATTTACATCCAAACTTAACTAAATTTGATATATTTAGTACGGGAACAGGAAGTGGAGAAAAAAGTATATTCTTTGCAGGATATAGTAATTTATTTGGATTAGACAAAACAAATCAGGAAATAGTTAATAATGATATTGTATTGCCAGAATTAATGAAATTTATAAAAAGATATTTATGAAACTAACAAAAATTAATTATTACGACTCAATCGAAAACCTACCTTTATATAACTTCGATAAATACCGAAATACAAGGGATTTAAACTGGTTTATTATAAGTTACGATGGTAGAGCCAAGAAAATAGAAAGCGAACAATTAAACAGCATTGAAAAAGTTATTTTAGATGAATATTTCAAGGCAATTGACGACCGTTCTTTTACTAATCGCTTGCAAAAATGGGGTGAAATTGAAGCTTTAAAACTAAAATATCACGTTGTAAAATCTTTGATTAGTAGAATGTGGTTAGGTTTTGCGGATAACCAAATGGAAGTACGTTTGTTATTTATAAAAGAATTAGCAAATCATGGTTTTAGAATGTCAGAGGTTAATACTATTGATGGCGATGAGGTTGAATTGCAAAGATTAAACACAGCGTGCGAGGGAATTAAAACAAAAATTTCATTAGTTGATATGGAATTGAATAAAGATGCAAAAGTAGAAACAACATCTTTGGCTAAGCAGTTACAAATAGCAACTATTGGGCTGCAATATCCTTATAGATTAAATCCTAAAGAAATTACAGTTTCAGAATGGATTGAAATATGCAAATTATTAGAAGAAAAAGCAAAACAAAATTAATATGGCAAATAGTGTAGATTTAGTAATTGGTTCAGAAGCCATTAAGCAGGTTGAAAGTTTAATTTCAAAGTTGAGTTTGGCTGAGCAAAGAGTATTAGGGCTTTCTGGAGAATTTTTCGAATTAAATAAAAATATTGTAAAAACATCTACCCCTAGCGGGTTGGAAAACATAGTTACAAGTGCAAAAAACGTAAATACTCAATTAGAGAAACAAAACGCAATAATTACTAAATTACACGCCGATATTGCAAAAAAAGCTGAACAATCACGTTTGGCTGAAATTCGTTTGCAACAAGCGAGAGAGAAAGCGTTTGATTCATTTGAAAAGAATGCGCAAAAAGAACAGGCAATAGCGAACAAAAATGCAAGCGCATATAATAAGACTCAAACTCAAATAAACACACTTACAAAGGCTTATAATGATTTAGCGGTTAGAAAAGAACGTTACAACAATCTAACAGCTAACGAAGAAATGCGTTTGCAAACATTATCAAGAGTAAACGAAAAATACAACGGTATTTTAAAGGCTACGGACGCAACAATAGGCAAAAATCAACGAAATGTAGGTAATTATGCAAGCGGTTACAACGCATTAGGAAACTCAATAAATCAATTATCACGTGAAGCCCCAGCATTTGCAAATAGTGTGAATACTGGCTTTATGGCTTTATCAAATAACTTTCCCGCTTTATTTGATGCTATAAATGGTATTCGTGATAAAAATAAAATGTTAGTTGAAGAAGGAAAGCCGACTGTTAGTGTCTTGAAATCAATTGCAGGCGCTGTATTTAGTTGGCAGTCTATTTTATCCGTCGGGGTAACTTTACTTACTATTTACGGGGCAAAATTAATAGATTATGCATTTAATACTGACGAAGCTAAAAAATCAGTAGATGCATTAAATAAATCACATGAAAGAAATGATGATTTAATGAAAATAGCATCCAATAATATAGACCATCAAATTACTTTGCAAAAAGAATTATTAAAACAACAAGGTAAATCACAATCTGAAATAAATGACCTTGACGTCAAGGGCGCAGAAATGAAATTGAAAAACGCTGAAAGAATTAGAGATGTTTATCAAGGTCAAATAGAGGAGGTTAATAAATATAAAGATGCTGTTAAAAAAGGCAATGAAGAGGCTTATTTTAGCGAATTATTAAAACAAGTAGGTAGTGGAAGAATCGCAAAAGAACAAGCGAGAATTAGAGTAAATTCTGAAAATGAAGTTTTAGCAGTCATAGTAAATAATCTAAACAAAGCAGAAAATCAAGTCAAAGAAGCTGGTTTTAAATTAAGCGAACTAAATGCATCGAATAAAACAAAAGAAGTAGAAGAAAATAAAAAAGCGTCATCCGAAATATCTAAAGAAGAAGAAGACCGTTTAAAGGCAATATCTGAACTAAGAAAAAAAGAATTAGAATTAGAATTGGCTAAAATAGACCAAAAACTAAACAATGAAGATTCTTATTATAGCGATAGATTAACCGCTTTAGACGCTGATTTTTTAAAACGTATTGACATTGCCAAATTAGATTATGACGAAGAATTTAGGTTGTCTAAAGGTAATCAAGACAAGCAAAAAACAGCCCTAATAAATTTTCAATTAGAGAAAATAAAATTAATCGAAAGTTATAATAAACAAAAAAATAGTTTAGAGGCTTTGGATTTAGATCCAGTAACTAAATTAGCAACTTCTAAAAGCGAGGCTAAAGACCCGTTTAGTTCAGTTGTTGAGAGCGGTAAAAAAGCAGGTAAATCACTAGAGGACGTTGGTAAAAAAGCCGAAGAAACAAAAAAAAGGATATTAGAATTGGGTGTAGAAACATCAAATTGGTTAGGTTCTTTTAGTTCTGAATTTTTACAAAATAGCGGATTTGGAAGTTTAGAAACATTTTTCGATGGTACGTTTGAAAAGTTATTAGCTGGAGCAGAAACGACTCAAGAAAAATTTGCAGTTACGTTTAACGCAATAGCCGAAAGCGCACAAGAAGCCTTTAATTTCATATCAAATGCGAGTCAACAAAATTTTGACGCCGAAAAACAAAGAATTGAAGACCAGCAAAAAATAGCTATTAGTTATGCTGGGGGTTCAGAAGTTGCAATAGCAAAGATTAATGAAGATGCAGAAAAACGTAAAAAAGACATAGCAAATAGAGAGAATAAAGCAAAACAAAAACAAGCTATTTTTAACATCGCTATTGATACAGCTCAGGCAATTATGGCAACGGTTGGTAAAACTGGATTCGCAGGGTTGCCATTAGCTTTGATATTAGGAGCTTTGGGAGCTGCTCAGATTGCTATGGTTGCTTCTCAAAAAATACCACAATATTTTGACGGTACAGATAATCACATTGGAGGTATAATGCTTGTAAATGATGGTGCAGGTTCTAATTATCAGGAAAAAGTTATCTTACCAAACGGAAAGGAAATAATGCCAGAGGGGAGAAATGTTTTAATGAATGCGCCAAAAGGAACAAAAGTATTGACACACGAACAACAAATAATGCAAATGTTGAATGAACGTGGTATTTCTGTGAGTGCGAAGTACAATCAAAGTAACGGAATGACAGCACAAGAAATGGACGGAGTTATGAGTAAACATTTTTCTAAAATACAAACCAACAATACTACATTTGACAAAAACGGATTTAGAAGTTGGAGCGAAAAAAACGGGAATAGAACGATTCAAAATAACAACCGAGTTTCAAGAACTGGTTTTAAAATATAAATATGAGATTTTATTTAAACTTCAAGTCAGATAATTACGGTAAAAAAGAAATAGACGAGCCTTTCGGAACGTCAGACATTAACTTTTCGTTAAAACAAAAAGATAATGGAATGGGTAGAGACGTGAGTTTTTCGGGTGATGATATTCAATTTGAATTTACTCATATGAGAAACCACGAACTTAAACAACTGTTATATTATCATAGAAAGTTTGGCTTTGAATCTATTGTAGAATTAACTATCGAAATCGACGAATTAAATAAATATGTTTGCGATTTGGATTTTGCGACAGCCGAAACAGACGATTTAGAGTACTTTAAATGCAAAGGAATAGAAGATAGTAAATTACAGATTATAAAAGCGAGAAAGAGCGTAAAAGTTGATTTACTTAGCGATGTAGATATAGACGGTAATTATATTGGCGGTTTGGTTCCTGATAACATGTTGTTATCGGCTAAGCCAGTAGTTCAAAATAGTGAATGGTCGCAATCTAATGATTTTTATAAAAAAATATTTGCTCCTGGCTCTTCTGCTGTTTTTACTCAAAATATAAATCCATGCTTAAGTTTGGAAAAATACGGAATTGAGGATAGTTATACTTTTTTTGTAGATTCAGAGGGCGAATTTGCTAATTTACCCAACAGTTCTTTTAAGGTTTTAAAAGCAAAAAATAATCTTACAAATATACATGTAATTGTTAATTTAAATTTATTTTTAAACGTTATAAATAGCGGTGGTTCTGGCGAGTATGTTGATGTAAGTGTAAAAGTAAGATATGGAAATGTTTTTGAAACAGCAGCAGAAATTGTTTTGTTATATCAAAGAAAAACTGACGGGGAAACATTTTCTTTTAATGGTATTTTATCAAATCAAATATTAAGTTTAGAACGAGATAGTTATGTTTGGGTTTATGTAAATATTAAAAATAGAATAGCAGATTATGAAATATCAATTTCTAATATGTCTATAAAAATAACCGCAGAAAGTACTGCCTACAACTCAATATCTAAATCTATACGTTTAGTTGACGCTATGAATCAGGTTATTAAATCTATTTCGGGTTTACAAATAAACGCACCAAGATTTCAATCATTAGGACAGTTTTACGACAATAGATTAATTAATGGTAACTTTTTGAGAGGCGTTACAGATAAGCCTTTTTATTTTAGTTTGGAAGACATTGAAAATTCAATTACAGAATTTAAAGGAGATTATGAAATAGGTTCAGATGGAAAAATATTCTTTGGAATTGAAAATGATTTTTACCAACCAATTGAAAGTGGGTTTTTTAATAATACGCAATTTTCAGAAATGAGTAAAACTTTCAATCCTAAATACATGATTAATGAGTTTGGCTTTAAGTATAAAAATTATCAATCGTTAAAAGAAAATGAAGAGGCAAATAGTGCTGATACAATTCATGGTGAAAGTAAATTAGTATTTTTTAACAAGAATGTAGAGAACAAAAAAGAAGTTAGTGTAGAGTGGACGAGAGATGCGTTTTTAATTGAAGCTACAAGACGAAAAGCATTAGAAATTACAGAAAGCACAGCGAGTCAGGACGATGACACTGTATTTTGTATAGATTCCATAAACACGACTTATGATTATCAATTTACAGAGGTTACACAATTAGAACACACTTTTTCAGCCGATAGCGGAAGATTGATATTAAGAAACGACGGTACAATTAATTTTATTTCGTTAGGTATAATTGTTGGTAGTTCATTTGTGATTCAGACAGTTGATTTAAACGCTGGAAATTATACTGTTTTTTCAGTTACTTCAAACTCTCTTGAATTGACAAAAATATTAGGAACGGTAACCTCATTAGGGAATGGAAATAGATTAACTAAATACACATATACATTAGACCAATATTCAATACCATTTACTAATTATACAAATGAGGGATTTAGCGAGACATCAGGATTAAACGCGCCAGATAGCTATAGTAATAGACGTTATTCAATAATGAGCAATATTTATAACTATTATAATTCATATTTAGCAACCGCCAATATTTATTGGAAAAATTCGCCTTTAAAAAATACTTGGTACAAAAATAACGGGAATTATACTGCAAAATACAACGGTGTTAAATTAACTGAAAAAGCAGATTTCACGCCAAGTAATCCGATATTATCGCCAATACTATACAATGAAATTGTTTTGGCAAATGTTGAGTTTACAGACTTTATAACTTTACAGACAAATATACGCTCGCAAAGAGGGTTTATTCGTTCAATTGACAATAATAATCAAGTTATAAAAGTTTATCCGACAGAGATTGAATATTCACTTTTAGAGATGGAATTAAGGATAAAAGGAGAGGAAAAATACGAACCAACTTCGATGACTATTTCAACAGCTAATGAATTTATTTTGATTAATAATGAAACACGTGTTTTAACCTTATTGTATGAAATTAAGAACGAAAAAGTATATATTTACGATGAAAACAGATACAGATTATACAACGGAGTTTATTGGATGGAAGTTTCTATAAACGGAGCAAAAGCCGAAAGTTTAGAAATATTAAAAACTTGGTTAGATTTGTTGTAACCGACATTAAATGTTTGTAAACGGATATTATATAAAAGTTATTTATATATTTGAGTATTCAAAACTGTTAAATTTACTATTTACTCCACGCGAATAGTAATGCTGAAATAAAGATTCATAGCTTTAGCTTTTAAATTTAATCCTTATCATTAATTTGATAAGGATTTTTTGTTTATATTTGCTTTCAGTTAATGTTGTGAAACATAGATAGTATGGCAGTTACCCCTTTTATAAATATTTTTCGAACAAAAGAAGAAGCTTTCTATTTTAAGAATAGCCAAGCAAATACGCAATTTATTTTTAAAGGGGTTCAATTGTTGCCAAATAACGCTGCTAAATACATTCAAGTTACCGAAACCCCAGACGGCATTGATTTAGAAGATTGGCAAGTAAATGTTGTTGATTTATATAAAGGAAATAAAACAGACATTACAGACTATTTCTTTGTTGATTCTTTGACTAATGATTTAGACGGTTCGCCTCAATTATATTGGTCGCTTACAAACATTCCTTTTGATTTTGGTTACAGATTGGTTTATTTAGAAATCAATCAGAATATAGGTGAAACTTTCTACTCTACACCTTTTTTAATTACTTCAATTGAAAGCGATAAAACAACGCAATTTCATTATAAAGACAACAAAGATGATGTTTACCAATCTATTGGTTTGCAAGCGTGGTTTTTAGATGAAGACAAAAAAACCGAGTTGACTACATATTACGAAGTTTCTACAAAAAACACGGTATCAAAAGCTGTTAAAACTAATAAAATAGAATTATTTCGTACTGAAATGATGCCTAAAAATATTATAATATTGTTAACTTATATTTTAGAAAGTCCGATATTATATGTAGATTCAATTCGTTGTAATTTATTTGAAGCTATTGATATTCCAGAAAAAAACTCGCAAGAAAACTTTCAAACGGTAGATTTTAGCTTATCACCCAATTATAAAGATAATTTCTTTGGATTAGCAGATTATAATGGCGTCGATTACGGTAGCGACTATATTACTGATGTAACGCCAATAATTCCAGAATTAAGAATTTTTGCTAATGAATTTTCAATCGAGTTTGAATAATCGAAATAAAAAAATATGACAAACGCAGCATTAAAAGAACAAATAGATTCTAATATAACAAATAAAACAGGGGCTGGTAGTATTACAAAAACAAATGTAGGAGGCGAATTAAAGGCTATTATTGACTATGTTGACCAGCAAGTACCTATTAAAACAGCGGGGTCGGTTGATTTAAGTCTAACGCCACAAGTGTTACCATACGATATGAACTCGTGTAGCTTTGCGGGAGGCGTTGCTTATTTGCCTACTACTGACGTTATAGGACGTGAAATATATGCTATTGCAGTTGCTAATAATATAGTAATTAGAGCAAATATAGCCAATACAAATAAAATGTTTACAACCTTTGGGGCGTTTACGCAAAACGTTGTTTTAACCACAAATCAAATGTATAGATTTATTTACGTAGGGTTTGAAATAGAGGGTTATTGGAAAGCAGAATTAATTTAATTTTATTATGACTTATTCAGATATATACGATTTAATAACCGCCAATTTAGCGGGTGGCAGTAAAATTCCAGCTGTTAAACACCGTGAGGTAGAATTTGCGTTATTGGATTACATTCAAGCTAATTTAGCTCAATCGGGTGATGTAAAAAGAGTTAAATGTGATTTAACATACTTAAATGATAATTTTGATGTTAACGGTTTGGGTAAAAATTTACGTTTAGGGTGGCAAATATGCAACGGAAACAACGGAACTGATAATTTAGCTGGCAGGGTTGGGATTGGTTATGGCTTAGGATATTCAACTTTAGGAGGTATTGGAGGTTCAAAGGATGCTATTTTAGTCGAGCACTCACATACTTACAATTCTATTAATAATGTCGGAAAAGCGGTTTTGGCTTTTGATTCAGTAGGAGATAAAGAGGGAGCTTCTTACTTTACCACAAATACAAATACTATTGGCGTATCGGGAATGGATAAAAACATGCAACCTTATATTATTAATCTTTACATTATGAAATTATGAGTAGTTTAATAATTACTAAACAAACAGGTAACTTTTTTTCGTTAGTCTTAGACGGTGGAAGTACTATTATATCAGAGCAAAATAGACTTACTACTGTAGGAAATTTTTGTAACTTTAAAACAGCGAATGGAGCGAATTTAATATTAAAGCAAAATATATTATACTCAGATATTACGATAGTAACTGGAGTTTCTCACGTTCCGACTTCTATAAATGACTTATGGATATCTTTACTTGACGCTGGGTTTTTTGACGGATTAGCAACTACAGGAGGTTCGAGTACAATTGATAAATTTACCGAATTATTAGATACTTTTTCAAGTTACATTGGAAGAGACGGTCAGTTGTTAGTAGTAAATGAATCAGAACAAAAAATAGAAACTATTGCTATTTCTTTGTTTTCAGAAGATGACAGAGCGAAATTAGACGGAATAGAAACTGGGGCGGAAGTAAATGTTCAGTCAAATTGGAACGAAACTAACCCGTTAAGCGATGCGTTTATCCAAAATAAACCTGATTTAGGCTTGGGATATACGGCTGAGGACGTTGCTAATAAAGTTTATGCAATAACAGGTTATGATGTAGATTTATACCCTAACGAAAAGGCAACTCACGACGCTTTAGACCTGAAACTCAATATATCAGATTTACCGACTAATCTAACGCTATACCCAACCACAACAACGAGCGATGTAAGCGGTTATGTTGTAATGGTAAAAGATATACACGATGTTAGGTATAATTCAACTGCTGTTGACGTTTCTACTCCAACTATTACAGGGGTGGGTCAATTAGTTTCTCAAAGAATTTCAGATGCTGGAGTCTTAATAGGGCAGCCTGGTGTTTTTAATATCACAACTTTTGGGAATATTAGGCGATTAAGTGGTTCGGGTACTGCTACATTTTACTTTGAAGTTTACCACCGTGATTTAGCAGGAGTCGAAACGTTAATATCTACATCGAGTATAAGTAACGCAGTTGTAGATGGTGGTTATTCCGAATTTACAGCCTCAGGATTATGGGATGATGGCGATTTTGTAGCAACTGATAGAATTGTTATTAAAAGTTACGCTAACCGTATTGCAGGCGGTTCTGACCCAGTTTACCAATTTCAATTTGGAGGAGCTTCACCTGTCAGAACGTTATTACCCGTGCCTTTTTCTGTTGTAGATGCTGGTTATGAGTTGAGAGCAAATAAACAAAACGACTTAACCCCTGACGGTACAGGGACTAAATACCCAACGGTTGATGCTGTTAATGCTGTTTTGCCAACTTCGTACTCTAAGATAGTTTACGTTAATGCAACATCGCCAACAACAGCTACTATATTTGATTTAGAAAACCCTCCAGTTACGAATGATAATTTACTAAAAAATGATACTGCAAATCTTTACATCGGTACAGATGCGAGTACATGGGTATATCTTACAGGAACGGGTTATGTAACTAAAATAGTTCCGTCAACTTCTAATTTTAATACATTCGGTACGACTGTAGATGCTGGAAATAGTAAGACTTCACACATTACGCGTTCGGGACCAGTAACGTTAACGGGTTCTTTAAATTTAGCAGTTGCAAAAATATCTACTACGCCAAATACTTCTGCTGGTTCTTATGATATTTTGACAAGAAATTCAAGTACTACTGCTTTAGAGAAAAAATTAATTAGTGATTTTTTACAAACAACAGGAAATCAAAGTTTTACAGGAACTAAATCCGGAACTTCTACTACTGCTATACCTACAGGTATTACATTAGTAAATGAGAATAATTTTACAGGGGCGACAGTTGCTAATTTTACAAATTCAGCGACGTCAAGCATAAATAGCACAAGTGCATTAATAGTTTCTAACGATAATTCAGGAAGTGCTACTTCCGCAATTCAAATTAGAAATAATTCTTCTGGTTTTGGAGGGTTTTTTAAAAATCTATCTACAGGTATAGGGGTGTTTTTTGAAAATTGGAGCTCTGGAATTGGCTTTCAATTCGACTCAAGAACAGGCTCTACTGGTGATTTACTTAGGTTTACAAAAAATAACGCAACAACAACAAATATAAATCATTTAGGCGAAATAGTTACAATGACTCCGACAGCTTCAGGGCAAGTAGCTACTAAAAGCTATACTGACGCAAAAATAACACAAACAATCACAAATGGTGTAACAGATAAGTCGCCGAGTGAGGACGCTATTTTTGATGCTTTGTCGGGTCATGTGAAAAATATAGTTAAAGATGCAGTACCTTCAACAGCTGTTACGGGAACTTTGAGCGAAACAATATTAAAAAGCTATTTAATTCCTACTAATACTTTTTCGAGTTCAGATTTAATGAACATTCCAGTTTTTGCAGTTAATAAAGTAGGGGTAGTAGGCACGGCTAATATTAAAATCTATATAAATACGACTAACTCACTTTCAGGAGCGGTTCAATTAGTAAGGTATAATATGGGTAATACCTTACTAAGAGTCGGAGTAGACAGACACTTTAGAATTAATGGCGGCAATTTAATGGGGCTTCAATTTACAAGCACAACTCTTCTAACTGACATAGGTACATCTACCGCTGTTGAATCCTCAACTCCAATAACTGTATCATCAGACTTCTATATCATTACAACTGCTACTTTGTCAGACGTAACAGATTCAATATCACAATCAACTTTTTTAATTACAAATTAATCATGATATACACAATAATCAACTCAGAAGGCAAAGAGCTATACGCCACCGAAAACATCGAAAATATTCCAGATAACGAAATAGCTATCGAAGAATTACGCACCGAAGAAATGGAAAACCCATATTTTGATTTTGAAACAAGAAAATTTTATAATAAATTAAATTAAATAAACATGAAAAACTGGAAAACTACGTTATCAGGAATAGCGTTAATTATTGGATCGATAGCAATGTATGTAAATGACCCAACTAAGCTAAATGAAGCTATAGTAGGAGTAACCGCTGGGATAGGCTTAATTGTTGCCAAAGACAACAACGTAACTGGCGGAAAAATTTCGCAGTAAATTATTCTATCCCCTGATTAAATTTAGGGGATATTTTTTGTATTTTTGTTAAAACATTACCCTTATGGCATTACTCGAAGAAAAAGTTGACCGTTTAGAAAATCATTTTAAAGTTTATAAAACCGACTTAACCGATGTTAAGGAAGTTACGAAAGACATTCGTAACTTATTGACTGGTACAGAATTAAACGGTAAAAAAGGCGTTATTCATTTGTTGGAAACTCTTGAAAATAAAGTTGATAAATTGGAAGAGAAGCAGTTACTTATCGACGAGAATATGCAAAATGTTAAGTATGTTGCAAAGGGGTTAATTACCGCAATAATAGGGTTCTTTTTTTGGTTATTTACAAATAAATAATAATTATGAAAACAAGCGATATAGGCGTGTCTTTAATAAAGCATTTTGAAGGATTTATATCTAAACCTTATCTCTGTCCTGCTGGAGTTGTTACGATTGGTTACGGTTCTACTAAATATGTTGACGGTAAAAAAGTAAAGTTAAATGGCAAATCGATAAATGAAAATGAAGCAACTTTATTATTAAAAAATACCTTGATTGTTTATGAAAATATTGTAAACAAAAAAGTAAAATTACAATTAAAACAAAGTCAATTTGACGCTTTAGTTTCACATACTTACAATACAGGCGGTTCGGACACTTTATTTAATTTGATAAATAATGAAGCGAACGCCGAAAGTATTAAGAAATGGTTTGAAACTAAGTATATTTCAGCTAACGGAAAAACATTAAAAGGACTTATCGAAAGACGAAAAGCAGAATCAAAATTATATTTTCACGAATGATACCAACATGGACAATTAAGCCACACATAAAAGGCGATACTTTTAATAGTAGAAAAATAACATTTCCTTTCGATATTACAAATTGCAGAATTGATATGCATTTTAAATTAATGGCTATTTCACGAACTGTTTTTGCGTGGTCTACTGAAGATAATTCTTTTGAAAAAACAAGCAGTACAGAGGTCGTAATGAATAGTAGAATATTAGATTTTAATACGGCTACTTATATTTCTGACCTACAAGTTACTTTTCCTGATGGAACTGTATATACTTATTTTAAGGCTAATTTGCAAATATTACAAGACATAACAATTCCAATAGTATGAATATAATTATTGAAGAAATAATAGTAAATCCGTTAATCCAAATTGAGGAAACGATTGAAGAAATAACTATTGCCGTAAGTGAAATGCAAATGCCAGGAGCTACGGGTGCTGATGGTAAAAGTGCATATCAATCAGCTTTAGATGGCGGTTTTGTCGGTACTGAACTAGAGTTTAACGAAAGTTTAGCTAATCAAATAAACTTTTTGCAAGTAGACACATACGCATTAATGCTGGCCATTTCCGTTTCTTCAAAATTAAAAATTGTAAAAGTATTAGACGACGAAAATAAAGGAATTGAAAATACAATTTATCACATATACCCTGATGGAGTGAGAATGTGGATAGCATCGGTTCAAGATAATTAATTTAATAAAAATATAAAAATGACAAAGTTTCCAGTACAGACACAAAGAACAATACAAGATATATTATTAAGTGAAGGTATTCCAATGGCATGGATGCAAAACACGACAACTTCCTCTCCAGTATTAGGAACTGATTTACAATCTTTTTCTTTAAATTTTCAAACTGGAAATTATGTTACTTCTGCTTGTTTTATGCCTTATATAACAAAACTAACATTAAGAGCTACAAGAGATATATTAATATCTTTACGTGTAGATAATGCGGCAAGTAGAAAATTTAGAGGATATAACGATAATGTAGTTCCTAATGGATATTCAAGAATAAATACGGATATATTTTTGAAGGCAAATGAAATATATACTATCGATAATAATAATATACAAATGTTTGGATGGCTTCATAATTTCACTGTTACTTGTAAAGATTCGGTAGGAACTCCAGTAACTTTTTATACTAATATTTTTGGGTATAACATAACTAAAAATACAAATGTAAATTCATCAAGACAATTGTTATGGGTTGGAGATTCTATTTCTTACGGAACGGGCTCTATGGAATTTGAATCTATAACAAGTGCAAATCCAGTACAATCATCAACTGCAAATCAAGAGCCCTTTACTCAACAAGTAAAAAAGAGTCTTATTTACAAAGGTTATGACTTTTGGCTAACAAACAAGGCACAATCATCTATGACTACTGATTCTGTTGTGCAAGCTATTAAATGGGGATATTACGACAATACACAGCCCGAATTTATAATAATTCAAATAGGAGCGAACGATGCCAATAACTTAGGTAGTGGTGGTTTGTCAAATTCAACAAATCAAGCTATATTTTTATCAAATATTACCTTTATAAATAATTATTTTTCAAAAAGATTTTCATCTGCTAAAATATTATGGTTAGGCAGCACCCCAAGTGCGGACAATCCAACAGAAGCAAATATAGCAATAGGGAGGGGGATTATGAGTACTTACATCACAGGACTAAATAATCCTAATATAAAATATAACTCTCTAGCGACAGCTTTTGACAGAACACTGCCTGCTAACTACTTAAGTGCGGATACTATCCACCCAACTGCGCAAAATTCAATAGCTTCAAATATACAAAATCATATAAATTCATTAAATTGGTATATGTAATGAAAAATAACTATCATTTATTATTATCCGCTACTATTGCGGTTATTATACTTTTACTTTTATCATCATGCGGAACGAGAAAAACTGATAAGAAATACCACGAAATAAGGTCTAATTATTCACTTAATGACAGTTCGCGTATCTTAACTCAAAATGTGCGATTAAACGATATAGGAGAGCTTATTCCGGTGGATAACACTAAACCATTTCTTGTAGATGGAAAGGAATATTTTAATGTCTCAATAAAATTTGACAAATCTAAGTTTAATGATTTTGAATTAAATCAAACATATACAGGAACTGTTAATGGAGCGTCTGAAATTTCAGATAATAGACAAACAGAAAAAAAAGACAACACATTATTATATTTAGGTATTGTTTTGATAGTTGGATGTTTAGTTTTTGCTTGGTTTTATCTTAAAGGAATTAATCCTTTTTAGTTCCGATTGATACGCTAAATGCGCATCAAATTCATTTTCAAATGTACCTAAATGTGTTTGCTTATTTTTATTTTTTATTTTAGAAACCCATTTTTTTTGATTTTTATTCCAAGAAACTCCCGTATATTTTGAGGTTGATTTTAAATGTTTTTGATTGGTATTTTCACGCTGAGTAATAATTTCTAAGTTGTAATCATAATTATTTGTTCTAACAAAATCTTTATGATTAACTACAAAATTAAAACCGTCTGGAATGTGATTTAAAAAAGCCATTGCGACTAATTTATGAACCGTTATTGTTTTTGGTATTTTATCTTTTATTAAAGATACTCTATAATATCCGTGTGTATTTAAATTAAGTTTTAATATCTTTTCATTTTTATTTATTGGATACTTACCTCTTACAAAAAATATTCTTTCTAATATCTTAACTCTACCAAAATTACTAACTTGATATAATCCCTCATAACCTACAATATCCTTCCAAATTTCCATAACAAAAAAAAAGAATCCATCAATGTTGCAGCATATCAGGATTCTTTAAATTAATATTTTCGTGATTTCTAACTGCAATTAGAATTACAAATATACAAAAAAAATATTAATAACACTATACTTTGGATATTCATCACTTTAATCGTTTGCGGTTTTATATTCCTTTACTTTTATTTACTAAAATTTAAAAAGGACAAGTATTTTTAACTTTAGGGATTAAATCTTCATACTCCAATTTTATCTTCTCACTTATTGCATCGCGTATGAATTTACCAACATCAGCATTGTAGGACTTCATTTTTTGAAGTGTTTTGTGTTGACTTTCTGAAATTCTAATTACTTTAACTTTTGTGTATAATTTCATAATTGTAATACATTTATAGGTGTTAGCATATAGTTATGCACAATCACTACTTTTCGTTTTCAAAACAACCTATTTGCTCCAGATAACGCTCAATAGTTTCCCAACAAGCAAATGGTCTTTCAGATATTTCTTTTTTAAAAATTAACGGACAGCCCAATGCACTATCATCAATCATTAATTCAGCATAACTTTTTGGCGAAGTAGTCCAATTTAATTGAGTTGGGTTTTTCTGTATTCCGTAAAGTTTAATATCGTTTTTATTAAACCATTCAACTGCTTCTGTCAGGAATTTACCTGTAACATTTTGTATTGTTGGGTCAATTACAGGTTTTGCTTCTTTTCGGTCAGAACGCATTGTGAATAATATCAATTGATGTCCATTATCAACTAATCTTTTTAGTACTTTTTCAGCACCAATACTTTTCCCTACGTTTGGAAATTCGTGAGTAACACAAGTTCCGTCAAAATCAATGTTTATTGTCATAATTACGTTTAGTTTAAAATCCCGTGCCAGTGCATAACAGCAATTTGGCGGTATGTCGGTTTTGGTTATTAATTTAATGATGGTATTGTACTTGGATAATCAGTCATAAACCGATACTTTAGGCTTCCTTAATCCGCCACATCGCCAAGTTGCAAAGCGTTATATGATAGCTTAACGAACCCGTGCAAAACCAACGGCTTTATAAACAACATCTTCGTACCATTTGAAATCGTAATCAGGTCTTTTAAATTCAACAAATTGGTACCTATCCATATATCCGTTGCTTGATTTATAATTCAGGTCTTTCACTTGTTCTTTAGTAAAATTTGTGTCCTCTTCAATTTTTACATTTGATTGGTCTTTTAAGCCGTTTTTAAATTCTAAAATAGTTTCGTCATCTAAATTTAGAATGTAAGAGAAAGTTTCTCCTTCCCATTGGTTTCTTTCTGTAATTGTAACTTGTTTCATTGTTTTAAAAATTTATTTGTTAATAAAAGCCATCATATAACAGCGTGTATAGAAAATGCGGGATTTACGCTTAATTTAAAGATAGTTTTGTATCAGTAACCATAGCGTTAACATCAACGATATGGTCTTATTTGTCCCGCACTTCCCATACACGCAAACGTTACCAGTAATACTACGACGTATGTACTGGTTGAAGATATTTAGCCGAAAAACAACCGCTAAAATTTTCAAGAAAAACAACTTCTTGTTTGCCTCGGTCTAAATAACTATCAGTTTGGCAAGTCCATATTTTCACTTTGTAAAAACTTGCTTCTCCGCAAGAATGCATTACTACCGTATCGCCTTTTTTAAAAGTAGCTGTTTTGTTTTCGTTAATGTAAGTGTCTGTTGTCATAATTTTGAGAATAAGTACTACTGGTAACATATGCTACACAATAGCTGGGTTTCGTGTTAAATTTAAAGTTTGTTTTGCACCTTTTTAATCTATCATTATCCGAAGTATGGGCGTGTGCTTTTCCCAGCCATCGTGTAGCATCCGCCGTTAGCGGTAATGTTATTCGACATACAACTCAAATGACTTACCACCTTTTTCAAATTTGATTTTACCTTCTTTCAACTTGATAATAAATTCTCCACCTTCAAAAATTGAGTTTAAGTGCATAGGTTCATCATCATCAAATTTGAACATAACTCTTTTTTGTTTAGGCAAAGAAACACTACCGCTAACAGCACCTAAACAAGATGGCTGGTTTTGTGCTTCTAATGAAGTTTTTTCTGTATTCATAATTTTGTGCTTTTAATTAAGTTTTGTGGTGGAATACACCACCTCGTTTAGCTACAAACCGTTATATTCCAGCTTCGAAAAACTTTCTAGCGAAAGCTACTCTGGAAGGTTTTATAATCCGTTTTCTTTTTTATATATTTCTAATAATTCTTTAGTGCTATAAGCATTATCATATTTTTCTGAATCTCTATAATAAAAAACTTCTTCTGAATTAAATACTAAAAAACAGTTTTTATCTTTCCATATAGAAAAATTAATAGCAAATTCGCTCGCTATTTTTACACATTCATCTGGGTTTATTTCTAAATCATACAAAGAGCCTTTTTGCCAAAATATTTGTCTTAATTTCATAATTTGTATTTAAGTTGTTTTAAATATATCTATTTTACCGTTTTATGGATAAATAAGAATTTTTAATGTTATTTTTATCTCAATATTTATACTTAAAAAAAGCCGAGAATATAACAATCACTATACAGCAGTTGTCGAATCTACTAAACTGGGTAGGCAACCGCAGTATAGTTTTAACGTTGTAGGTAAGTTTACTCAAATTTGTAGCCAAAGTTACGCAGGTCATAAATTTTCTAATTCTTTCTTAACTTCATTCCAATAATCAAATCGTTCACTCGCACCGTGCATAGTGTCAAATTCTGATATTTCATCTATGACATTATTAATTAAAACTGTTATCGCTAGTTTTTTCTTTTGGAAGCTATTTAGCTCGTATAGGTTATTTAGTAATTCTTGTAATTTTTCTTTTGGCGACATAATTAGTGTGTTAAAAAAACCTACCTACAACAATTTATTGTACTTATAGCTAGATTTTGGTTTAATTTATTGATTTGTAATTATTGTTTTTATTTGTCTTGAACCGTTGCATTGTGCTTTATCGGCACGCTACAAGCACAATAATTGACGTTATAGTAAATGGCTATAATCCTGTTTCTAAAGGAGCGAAATAACCTAAAGGAGTATAACAAATGCATTTATAGTGGCCACAAACGCCACACGTTCTGTTTATGGCTGGATATTCTGCAGGAAGTTTTTTAATTACTTCTTCACCGTTTAATTCTTTCTCTTTTGATTCTCCATTCACCTCAATTTTTGTATTTTTCATAATCCTGTTTGTTTTCTGGCTTTTTTAAAATCTTCTTCGGTAATAACTTGTAATTTATCAGCATAAATCGAAGGAACACAAACGAGATTCTTTATACTCTTTTTTTCTGTATTTACAGCAGTCACTTTCCCTGTTTCTATCTCATAAAAAAGATGGTCACCTTGCTTAAAATATATTTTCATAATTACTTTTAGTTTTAATTTACCCGCCACTTACTATAACAGGTGTTTGGCAAAAAAGCGGGTTCGGTTATTAATTTATAATCTGTTTTGTGTCTTTAAATTTTAGGCTTAATCGAAGTTTTTGGCTTGTTTAACCGCTTCTTCACCAAGCACTCGAACGTTATATCTTAACCTTCTTAATTATCTCATCAATTCCTATTTCTTTTGCTTTCTCTAAAAGCTCTAAAACATCCTCCGAGCTATATACTTTTAAATCATGCCATCCCCTGTCCGGAGTAAATATTCTTGTTTTCATAATTTTTCTATCTCTTGTTTTACTTCTTGCCAATACTCCGTTAATAAATAATTAGCTGGTATAATATCGTTATTATCATACCATTTTACACTAAATGTAGATTCTATTAACTCATTAACAGCAATTATTGCTTTTTTATTTGACGCTAAATTAGGTTTAAATACGTCTAATGGAGAACACATTTTAATTGATAATTCTAAGGCTTTTTCTTTCGGACTCATTCTAATATACTTTTTAAATAGTTAGGGTTTATTTCTAAAATCATTAATGATATTATACTTAAAATTAAGCATGATATTGATACAATGCCTAATATTAAGAAGATTGTTTTTTCTTTTTTCATGGTTTTAATAGTTCAGGATTTTCGTAAATGTTGCCTATTACTTCTAATTCTGATTCATCATCTAAAAAAGATGTTGCAGTGGTATTCCAATCACATCCTTCAACATCAACAACTAACGTTCCTAAATAGTCTCTAACATACGTATTCCACTCGTCGCCAAAAAGGTTTATTTTTAAAACATCCCCTTCATAAATATCAATTCCGTTTTTATCTTTCAATCCTGTGAATTGCATTAATGGATAATCCTCTGGTTTTAACTCAAAGAAATGACATAAATTAACATAAGAATCCGAAAATAACATTGATTTATCGTTGTAAAAACTTCTAAACTTAATTTCTCTTTTCATAACTTTACTTTTTTAATAGTTCATAATTAACTTCAATGTCTTTTAATGGCTTGTCGAAATTAGGGTCGCTTAATCTTACTTTAAAAGCAACTTCTTTGACTTTCTTTAATTCATTATTTAATCTTAAATTTTCTGCTTGTAATGCTTTTATTTGAAGCATTAAAAAGTCCTGATGTTGTTCTTGTGCGCTCATCTTATTCTATTATTTTGGCTAGTAGTTCGTTTATTTCTTCATTAATCGTTAAATCATTTGAAATGTTATAATCTAATATTTTATTCAACATTTCAAACATTTCTGGAGCTGATGCGATTAGTTTAGCGTTAGCTTCATATTCAACAACATTTGTGTTTATAGCACAAATGCTTAACAATGGCTCTTTTCTTTGAATTTCGCAATAAGTTCCATCGTCTAAAAATCCCCACTTCCCTTTTGTTCCTTTAAATTCTTTCATAATATTTTTGTTTTTAAATTCCTTACAAACCTACAACAAACTTTTTTAATAAAAAAATATATTTTATATTATTTTATTTATATATTTGTTGAAACTTTAAAAAGATAAATTATGAATAACATTAAAAACATTTTCACATCATTATTATACATGGGCGTGATTCTAACAATTACATTATTAATATTAAATTTAACGAAATAAACATGAAAAACAAATCAAATTTTTGCCCCAACAGAATTAAACTAATGCTGGAATATAAAGGATATCCACGTGTTACCGATACGCAATTATCTATAATGTTAGGTTACGAGATAGCTAATATATCAGTTTGGAAAAACAAAAGCCCTGAGTTATTAGATAGGATTAATGAAGTATGCAATCGCTTAGAATGTACGTTTAATCAGTTAATGCAAATGCCAAATAGACAATTGGTATACGAACTTAATATGCATTCTATTAACGCTTCATTTTGGGATAAAAAAAGACCTAAAGTATTAGTAGAATTGACACGATTTTTTAAAGAAACAGGATTAACATTTGAGGATATTTATAAAAAAAATAGTTAGATTATGATAGAAACATATTTAATAATTTATTTCTCAATAGCAGGGATAAGTTTGTTTGCATCTGCTTTATGGATGTCAGAACGTAGTATTAAAGAAATAGATAATTTTTGGGACTGGGTAATTTATAGTTTATTTTGGGTTGTGCAACCTATAAAATCGATAATTAAATATATAAAGAACGTTATAAATAATTAAAAGGATGAGAGCAAATGAATTAAGAATAGGAAATTTAATAAATTATAGAATTGTCGATAAAATGGACGAACGTCAAGAATGGATTGAAGTTTCAGAAATTGACTATAATGATTTACGAATATTAGGAATAAAAGACGAAATAAATCAAGATTATCAAAGAATCGAATTAACAGAGAAATGGCTTGAAAGATTAGGTTTTTCAGTTATAAATGAAAGTTCAGCAGGTAGAAGATATGGATATGTTATTGATGGAATTTTTAGTTCAGATTTAACTTTTACTTTTTGGAAAACAACCAAAGAAGCAGGTAAATTTTTCAGAGGAGATTTAGAATTAAAATCAATTCACCAACTACAAAACCTATATTTCGCATTAACCGACAAAGAATTAATTATAAAATAAAACCACTAAACTACATTTTATTTAAAAAAAAGTATTATATTTGTTGAAATTTAAAAATATAAATTATGACAGAATATCCAGAATACAACCCGTTAGATGAAATGGAAGATTTACCGCCATTAACAGAATTAGAAGAACAACAAGAATGGAATCAAGAGCTTTTGGTAAAGATTAAAAGAGCAAAGAAGCAATTAGATTATTGTGTTGATTTAGCCGAAAACGGAACGAATGAATTATTAAAAATTAACCTTAAAAAAATTAGATTATGAAAACAGATTGGAGAAAATACCGTAAATCAACACACCTTGCAAGTGCTGATTTAGACGCAATGGAAACGGATAATGTGCCGTTAATTTTTACGATTAAAGAAGTAAAATATGAAACTGGTGTTGATGTTTCTGGTACTAAAATGGATGGTATATTTTGCCATTTTATTGAGCCAATTAAGCCGCTTAAACTTAACTCAACTAACAACAAAATATTAGCTGGATTTGCAAAGAAAAACGGATTAGTTGGTAAAGAATGTCACGTTATTGAGAACTGGAAAGGAATGAAGATTGAGTTGTTTGTTGATAGGAATGTCAAAATGATGGGGTCTTATGTAGATGGCGTTAGAATTAAACCTTTACAACCAATAGAAAAAGTAAAACCTAATTTTACCGAAGCTAATTTTGAAAGTGCAAAAAAAGCAAATGCAACTATCGAGCAAATAAAAAAGAGTTATAACATTACTAAAGAAATTGAGGACTTATGGAACAAATTATAGAGCAACGTTCTGAGGAATGGAGAAAACAAAGACTTGGGCGTTTTTCAGCGTCCGAGATTTATAAATTGATGGGAAAAGCAAGTCTTGGAGAAACTGGAAAGTCTTACGCTATTGATAAAGCAATTGAACAACTATACGGTGAAGTTGATGAAAATTTTGTTTCATATGACATGGAACGAGGAATAGAATTAGAACCATTAGCGTTTGCTAAATTTAAAGAGTTGATGTCTTTACAATTTATAGAAGTAGAAAATTGTGGCTTTTTTAATCTATTAAATGATGCTGGAGCAAGTCCTGACGGTTTAGTAGGCAACAAAGCGGTTTTAGAAATTAAATGTCCTAAAGCGAGTACGTTTTTTAAATTAGTAGCAACTAATGAAATCGACCAAAAATATTTTTATCAAATGCAAATGCAAATGATGTGTACAGGACGAAATAAAGCCTATTTCTTTAATTATATTATTATAGATGGGTTAGAATATCATCATACAATAGAAGTTGAACGTGATGACGTTATTTGCGATAAAATAATAGATAGACTATCACAAGCAATACAAATAAAAGAAGAGTATATAAACAAAATTAATAATAATAAACAATTTTAAAACATGGAAACATTAGTATCTCACGAAATTGGAAGAAAGCCAGACGGAACGAAAATAGTTCGTAATTTCTTTTTTAATAACGATAAAACAAATTATTTAGTAAAGGCGCAAAGTTACTTTACTAAAGACGAGAAAAAACAAGCTAAATTAAATCACAAAAACAATAATTAAACATGGACGTATCAGGAAAAATTAAAGAAATTCAAAGCGAAGTAATTAAAGGAGCTTTTAAAAGTAAAAATATTATTGTTACAACAGACGAACAATATCCACAACATATTTCAATTCAATTCGTACAGGATAAGTGCGATTTATTGAATAATTTTCAAGTAGGAGAACCTGTAAAAATAGACATCAATTTAAGAGGTAGAGAATGGACAAATCCACAAGGAGAAACTGTTTATTTCAATACTATTCAAGGATGGAGGATAAATAAAGCCGAACAAGTTCCACCGACATCAGCAATAGCAAATGAAACTATTTCTGACGTTCCATTTTAGGAAATTAATTCACCCACTTATTAACCCACTCTAACCAGTGGGTTTTTTATTTAACAAAAATTTAACATTTATAACGTGTTACGTAATACATAAATGATGTATATTTGTATAACAAAATCAAATAAATAGAAATTATGAAAAAGTTTACGCCTATTGCAATGAAATGCACACAAGAAGATTGGGATTCAATTAAAAGTAAGTTTTCAAAAAAACAAATAAGTTCAATTAATGACTTTGATAACTTCGGTTATTTAGTCAATAATCATTTTGGTTTGGAGTTAAAATTAGCTAATTTATCTAAAAGTAATGGTACCGGTAGAACTTCATACAAAAAATTCGATGCAAATATATTCTTAAATGCTTGCGGAATTGATTATAAACCTTTTGAAATTACAAGAGATACTGTTTTAAAATACAACATGAAAGATGAGTTCCCAGAGTTATTTAAAAAACAAATGACATTGGAACAAATCGAAAATGAATTAGGGTATAAAATAGAAATAATCTAAATCATGAAACAAACACAAAAAAAAGGCGCACCGTTTAAATACACAGAGCCAACGGTGCAATTAGGGAGCATTAGAGTTCCTTCAAGTAAGAGAATCGAGATAAGACAATTAGTGTATAATTATTTAGAACAATTTAAAAAATAAAGTTATGAAAAAGTTTGAGATTACAAGAGAACAGATTATTGAATTATCAATACAAAACAATATTGAAATTAAATTAAAAAAATGGTTTCCTGATGCTTTTAAAACCAAGTTTACAGGATGGGCAAAAGATATTCACGAAATGAATGAGGATTGGATTGCTTATTACGAAAATGATATTTTAAAATACGGAATAAATGCAAATGGCGATTGGTTTAAGTCTAAAAGTAATGCTAATTATAACGATGACGAAAGGAATAAGGAAGCAACAGAAGTAGAAATTAAAACTGCTTTAATTAACGAGGCTAAAAAAAGAGGATATCATAATAATTGCACAAATAACAAAGCTCGTTACGCATACAGTATGGACTATAATCATATGTATTATAATGGAGTGAAAGTTTTTGATAATGGTATGTGGTTAGAAACAATCACAAAATAAGAAGCTGAAAAATTACTTAATAAAAAAAATAATATAATGAAAAAGAAACATGAAACCATTTTTGAAATGGAATATAGGCTTAAGAAAGAAGCTAAGGAAATTGCAAAAAATCACGTTGATGTTAAACCAATTAAATATTTATTGAAATGAAAAAATTAGAAATATTATACGATAGAATTTCCTTTTACTTATGCGGAAATCAGAGAAACTTATTTCGTTATTAATGAAAAAGATGATGCAAATAGCTATGGAATGCGATACACGATATAACGATGTTTATTCCGTAGTCAGGAAGTTAAGAATTAAAGGAACAAAAGCAAATGAATTCAAAAACTCAACGGTAAAATTAGATAAATATCAGGAAGAGCTTGTACATCAATGCTTATATTTTGAAGGCAAAATAACAGAATTAACGTTAGAAAGTAAAATTAATTATGAATCAGAATAAGCCAACACATTACCAAACAGAAAACAACATCGATATTATAGATTTTTGTAAAATGTATAATTTAAATTTTAATCGTGGAAATATAATAAAATACGTTGCAAGAGCCGGTAAAAAAGATGATGAAATAAAAGACTTAGAAAAAGCCTTAGATTTTATTAAAAGAGAAATTAAATATTTAAAAGAGAAATGATTATGAAATTAAGAGAAACACTTAAAGAAGCTATTAATAGAATTTATGGAGATGATGAAGACGGAATGTATATTAATAAAATTGATTTTAAAGATGGCGCTAAATGGCAACAAGAAAGAAGTTATAGTGAGGAAGATATGAGAAAGGCTTTTCGTGAAGGTCATAATGTATGTAGGTGTGTTACCGATAATTCAGACGAAGCTATAGAGTGTTTTGAGGAATGGTTTGAACAGTTTAAAAAGAAATAATTATGAAGTTAAGAGAACAATTTAAAACAGAATTTAGCATAAATACATCAGGTGAGTCTGGAAGATTTGCTGATAAATGCGAAAGTATAGCTGATAAACATGCTATTGACTTTGCGGAGTTTTTATATGATTGCGCCCTTGACGAAACGCTTAATAATAAATCATTAAATGAACTTTTAGAAATCTACAAAAAAGAAAAAACTTATAATTATGAAAAAATACGATTATCTAAATACCGAAATTATAGAAAAAATATAGTTTATTTAAAATAAAGTATTATATTTACAAAAAATTAAATATATTAATTATGAACGAGTACAAAAAATTTTTAGAAACAAAACGAAAGACTTTCTTAGAAAGCGGTTTTAATATTGATGAAAATAAATTAAATCCTTTACTTAAAGACTTTCAAAAGTATGGTATTAATACTGCATTATTTAAAGGTAAATTTGCATTTTTTTTTGATTGTGGATTAGGTAAAACATTTTCACAATTAGAATGGGCAAAACAAGTATTTTTAAAAACTAATAAAAAAGTATTAATACTTGCGCCGTTAGCTATTGTGGAACAAACAAAAAATGAGGCTATTAAGTTCAGTATTGATTTGAGTTATTTTGATATTACAAATTATGACCAATTAAAAAACATTGATTGCAGTATTTATTCAGGTGTTGTTTTAGACGAAAGTAGCATTTTAAAAGGTCGTGATGGTAAATTATCATCATTAATTATTGAAACGTTTAAAACTACTCCATATAAACTTTGTTGTACTGCAACACCAAGTCCAAATGACCATATGGAATTAGGGCAACATTCTGAATTTTTAGGAGGCATGAGTTATTTAGAAATGTTAGCTATGTTCTTTGTTCATGATGGTGGAGAAACTTCAAAATGGAGACTTCGCAAACACGCACAAGATAATTTTTGGAAATATGTATCTGGATGGTCGATGGCTATTGACAATCCAAGTAGTTTAGGTTTTTGCAGTGATGGGTATAATTTGCCAGAAATTGAATATATAGAACATATTATAAAAGTTGAAAATTTAAGCGAAAACCTATTCTGTGATGTTGCTGTTTCTGCTACCGATTTACATAAAGATTTAAATCGCTCATTTGATGCAAGGATTGAAAAAACATTAGAATTAGTAAATGCAAATAATAATCAGTGTATTGTTTGGGGTTTGAAAAATCAAGAAACAGATACCTTGTCAAAACTTTTGAAAGACAGTGTAAATGTTCAAGGTTCTGACAGTCCAGAATACAAAGCAAAACATTTAAATGGATTTGCAAATAACGAATTTAAAACATTGATTACAAAGACTTCAATTGCATCATTTGGTATGAATTATCAACAATGTAATGAAATGATATTTATGTCTTATGATTTTAAATTTGAGGCTTTTTATCAGGCTGTTAGAAGATGTTATAGGTTTGGTCAAAAAAATAAAGTAACGGTTCATATACTTATTCCAGAAAGCCAAGCTAATGTAAGAAGTACTATTTTAACTAAAGAAAAACAACACTTTGAACGAATAAAAGAAATGTCGAGATATTCTGCAGAAACTAACTACAAACTTGCAAAATCAAAAGTAAAAATTATGAACAAAGAAATTAAAACAGACCAATACCATTTGATAAATGGAGATTGCGTTCAAGAAACTGCTAAACTTCCAGATAACTGTGCCGATATAGTTGTTTTTTCTCCTCCTTTTGCTGAATTATATGTTTATTCAGATAAAGAAGAAGATATGGGGAATGTATCTAATTATTTAGAGTTTGAAAAGCATTTTAAATTTCTTATTCCAGAATTAAAAAGAACGCTTAAAAGTGGTCGCATGTGTGCTATTCACTGCATGGATTTACCTATTCAAAAAGGTAAAGAAGGTTATATTGGATTGCGTGATTTTAGCGGAATGTTAATTGATTGGTTTCAAAAAGAAGGATTTATTTATCATTCAAAAGTTACTTTGTGGAAAAATCCAGTTACCGAAATGCAAAGAACAAAAGCATTAGGATTATTGCATAAAACAATAAAAAAAGATAGTATTATGTCACGTGTTGGAATTCCTGATTATGTTTTATTTTTTAGAAACGAGGGAGAAAACGAAAACCCAATAACGCATCAAGATAAAGACCATACTAAATTAGATTATTTACCAGTTGATTTATGGCAAAAATATGCTTCGCCTGTTTGGTATGATATTGATTACTCGAGAACATTACAATATCGTTCAGGGCGTGATGGAAATGACGAAAAACATATATGTCCTTTGCAATTAGATACAATTGAAAGAATATTGCATTTATATTCAAATGAGGGAGACACCGTTCTAAGTCCATTTGGAGGCATTGGTTCAGAGGGTTGTTCTGCTATTAAAATGAATCGTAAATCTATTTCTATCGAATTAAAAGAATCTTACTTTAAAATAAACGAAAACAATCACAAGGCATTCGTAGAAGAAAAAAATTCAACACTAACTTTATTCTAAAATATGAAATAAACAAAAAACCTAACCATTCGGAGAATTTAAACTAATTAATCTTTTTTATTTTAAAATCATACACAATCCGAGAAAGTAACCACGTGAATAATAGTAACGTGGTTTTTTTATTTAACAAAAGTTTAACATATTAAATGTAACACATAATGTAATTATGATTATATTTGAATATTATTAAAAACTAAAAAAATAGGAATTATGAAATATGAAGATTTAGCAACTGACTTTCTAAATAAAGCGTTGAAGGTAAATGGATGGAGAAAAGACAATACTAAGTGTGAAAATATTTATAGCGAAACAGAATTAGATGAAGATGGAATTTTTCCTGTTTTATTAGAAAAAAATTATATTACTTATTTTTCTTGTGCTACTTGGATTTCTTGTAAACAACGTTTATTCTTAATTTCATTAGCTCAACAAGATGATAAAGATTCTAAAAGTTATAGTATTCCATCTATTAACGGAATAAATGTTAAAATAGATTATATTGACCAAAAAACTGGAGCGACAACAATAAAATTTAGTAAAAATGAAAGAGAACAAGCCAAAAGAAAAATGTCAGTTTAAAGTAAAAGATGACCGTGTTTTTTGTAAATGCGGTCATATTGCTATTTGGTGGCGAACGGGGTATATTTGCGGTACTATAACTGCTTACCCTTGTAAATACTGTTAATTATGAAACAACCAAAACAAAAACCGTTCGACATTAAAGAACTCGAAAAAGAATACCGTATATTATTGCAAATCGATAAAATAAAAGCTAAGGAAATAAAGAAAAAAAATCGATTATTTTAATTGAGGTATTGAATAAATGATTATATTTGTATTTGTAATGAAGTGAGAAGCATTACTAAATAAAAGACATTATAAAGATTCCATTAAGAAAGCCCTTCTCACAATACGGCTGACTTAATGGAATTTTACTTTTAACTAAACTTTGTTTGTTTTATATAAACATTCATAATCTTATGGCAAACGTTACATTAGTATTTTCAGGAACAGAAACAAGCAAAACGCAAGAACATAAACTTGTTTGTTTTCACAACACGCTAAATGATATATTTATCGAAATTACAGACGATTTTGAAGTATCTTCATTTATTTGTTTAGACCGTTCAACTGCGATTAAATTGCATCGAGAATTAAAAAAGCAAATTTCTTACATAGAAACGGAGGTGAGTAATGGCTAAGGAGCTACCATATTTTAAATTTGAAACTAACCAATGGGAAAACGGAAATATACAAATGTTATCACGTGAAGATAAAGGATTATTTATTGATTTATGCAGTATGTATTGGTCAAGACTTGGCGATGTGCCTTATAAATTAGCTATACAAAAGTTATGCGCTGGCAATGCGACCGCATTAAATCCGCTTTGCGAAGAAAAAATTATAGAAGTAATTGATGCAAATATCTTTATCAAATTCTTATCAGAACAACTTAACGAGTTTGAAGATGTAAGCAAACAAAACAGTAAAAACGCAAAAGAAGGATGGGAAAAGAGGCGTAAACAAAGGGATGAAAGCGAGCGCAATGCGACCGCATTAAATCCGCAATGCGGAAACGATGCCATAAGAGAAGATAAGATAAAAGAATATAAGAGAAAAGAAAACATTATCAATAATGCTGTTTTCGTTTCTGAATGTAAAAATTCAAGTCAATGGTTAGAAGTAACGGCAATGCAAAATAAAATTAATATTGATACTGTAAAATTATTTATTGATACTTTTGAAAGTCATTTAATAATAATGGAGGAGCAAAAGAAAACAGTAAAGGAATATAAAGAACATTTCACGCACTGGTTTAAAAAACAGGACTTATCTAATTTTAGAATAAAACAATTCGGTAAAACTAATCAGATTTAATTATGGAAATTAACGGTTTTGAAATAGATAAATATAATCAGTTTGGATTTAAAGACAGAGCAAAAAACGATATTTGCCCGTTTTGTTCTGCTGATAGAAAAAAGAAAACAGATAAGTGCGTTTCTTTATTTTGGGATACTGGTTTTTTTACTTGCAATCATTGTGGAGAAAAAGGACAATTGCACACGTTTAAGAAAAAAGAAAATGTAAAACATTATGCAAGACCTGTTTTAAACAATACAAATAAGGATTTTAGCGATAAATTTATAAAATATATAGTTGATGTAAGGGGATTAGATTTTAACTCTTTAAAACGATTAAAAATACGTGAGTCAAAAGAATGGATGCCACAAACTAAAAAAGAAGAGAATTGCATTTGTTTTGACTATTATTTTAAAGATGAATTAATAAATGTAAAGTATCGAGATGGCAACAAGAATTTTAAACTTTATAAAGATGCTGAAAAGATTTTCTACAATTTAGATAATATAGCATCGGAAGATAATTGCATAATTGTTGAGGGTGAATTTGATGTACTGGCTTTTGCAAGTGCTGGAGTTAATAATGTGGTTTCGGTTCCTAACGGATTTAATTTAAAAGGTGAATTGAATTTGGATTATATTGATAATTATTATAATTATTTTGAAAGTAAAGAAACTATTTTCATTGCAGTAGATAGTGATGAGGCTGGATTGAAAGGTCAAAAAGAATTGATTAGAAGATTTGGAGCCGAAAAATGTAAGATAGTTGATTTTGACGATTGTAAGGACGCAAATGAATATTTAATTAAGTACGGAAAAGAAGCGTTATCAAACAGGGTTAAATTAGCTAAAGATGTTAAAATTGAAGGTATTTTCACTATTCAAGATGTAACAGCTTCGATGTTGGAAGGATATAGAAATGGTCAAAATAGAGGAGAGACGACAGGCATTTATGAAATAGACAAAGCTTGGACTTGGAGAAACGGAGAGGTTAATTTATGGACTGGTTACCAAAACGAGGGTAAATCTTTATTTTTAAATCAATTATGTTTAATTAAGGCAATTATATCAGGAACGAAAGTAGCTGTTTTTAGCCCCGAGAATTTTCCCTTGGATGATTTTTATAATGATTTAATAGAATCGTATATAGGTAAATCATGTGACCCTTATTACTCGAATAATTATATGAGCGAACAGGAATATAAGCAAGCGATGAATTTTATTAAAGACTATTTCTTTGTCATTTATCCTGAAAAAGATTTCAAAATACAAACTATTTTTGATAAAGCAAAGTATTTGGTAAAAAAGCACGGCATAAGAACTTTGATAATTGACCCGTATAATACAATAGAGCATTTAATGAACTCTGGCGAAAGGGAAGATTTGTATATATCCAGATTCATGACTCAATTAAAAAGATTTTCAATTGAAAACGATATTTCAGTCAACTTGGTAGCGCATCAATTAACAGCAAGAAAGAACGATAAAGACAATGGAAGATATTTTAGACCAGAATTAAATAACATTAAAGGCGGCGGTACTTTTGCCGATAAAGCAGATAATGTTATGTATGTATGGAGACCAAACAGAGCTTTAGATTTCAAAGACCCCGAGGTTGTTTTTGGTAGCCAAAAGATTAAAAAGCAAAAGTTAGTAGGGATTCCACAAAATGTTGATTGCATTACTTTTAACGTAAAAGAACAAAGGTATTATTTTAACGGAGTCACTCCGTTCACTTATTTTGATAAAGTTAGAAACGGAACGGATAAAATAATAGAAGATGAAAAACCTATAATTACAGCAACTCCAGAGCAGGCTTTTGATATAATAGAACAAGAATATAAAGAAGATGAATGTCCTTTTTAATAAAATAAAATATGAATCATATTATAAAAATTAAACCGTTAAGCGTAAATGAGGCTTTTAGAGGTAGGAAAATAAGAACTATTAAGTACGATGTATTTATAAAAAATTGTTTGTTATTACTGCCTTTAAAGTTAGAAATACCAGATAAAGAAAATATTAAGTTAGCAATTGAATTTGGTTTTAGTTCTAAAGCTTCGGACATAGATAATTGTTGTAAATCATTTATAGATTGTTTAGTAAAGAAATACAGAGTTGACGACAGGTTTGTTTATGAACTACACGTTTTTAAAGCTATAGTAAAAAAGGGCGAGGAGTATATAAAGTTTAAAGTTTATTGATATAAATTTGTTTCTTAAATTATAATTATTTAAATTTGAACTTCATAATTAATAATTTTTACCCCTTTTAAAGTTTGGTTAGTGCTTTTTAAGGGGTTTTTTAAAATAAAAATATGTTAGAAGAACTTGCAAAGAAAGATGGATACTGGCGAAAAGTAGCAAATAATATTTGCAAGGACAAAATGTTAGCTGATGATTTGGTTAATGATATGTATATTAAATTATATGATTTAGAAAAACAAATAAATGATTTTTACGTTA